AGCGTTGAACGTTCGCTGGCCGTGGTGTTTGGATGTGCGACGGGAGGGCGGAAGTGAGACGCAGATTTGCACGCTATGCCTACAACTTCACTGGGAACATGGGATGGGTCTTTGTTGAGTTGGCAAACACAAGGCCGTTCGGGCGGCTGTTCGAGTGGCCTTATCGGGTCGGGTGCTGGTTCTACGACCAGCACTACAATATCGCGCTGAAGCATGGGTTTTGGAAAATTAATCCAGCGTGGACCGGCAACAATGACGAGCCGAAGTACATCGATGCCTGATTTTGGGACTACTCCCGCTTCAACAAGCGGCAATGCCTCACGGTGATCTAACTCAGAGAGGATGCAATGACGCCAAAAATGCAGGCTGATGAGGCAAAGCTCCAGCACGACCTGAGCGCCCCAACCAAACTGAAAGTGCGAGGCGACTATGCAGAGCACTTCTCCGTCAAGGACGTTGACGGCAAGCCTGTCAAGGTCGTTGATATCGACGCGATGTCCGAGGATCAGTTTAAAAAATACTGCCGGGACATGGGCACTGAATGGTTCCAGCGTTGAGGGGCGACAATGACGGGTATGATTGATCGGGTCGCAAAAGCTATGGTGGCCAAAGCCGTTGAGCGCGGGTTTGCGCCTGTGCCGCCCCCTATTCTTCACCACTTGGCCGCTGCGGCAATCGAGGCAATGCGGGAGCCGACCATCGAAATGATGGACGCCCTCGACGACGGCGACGAAGATCAGGGGCTAGAGCATGGCTGGCGCATGGCCATAGACGCCGCGCTTGCTGAGCCATGAACACCAGTTGTGTCTGTCCACAGGTAAGGCGGTCATAGTCCCCCACATCTTGACAACCCCAGGGGTCAAGCGCATGATTCGGGCATAGTGATTTGCTGCGCCCGGTCGGAAGGTCGGGCGTTTTGATTCCGGCACAGGCGCGACCGACAAGCTGACCGGTCTTAGATTCTCGGCGTGGATTGAGCCCACGGGTTGGCGTCGGGCTCTCGGGTAGACGAAACGGGCGAGTAGCCAGGGCTTCGGTACGCCAACGGAGTTGCCCTGACCAAAGACCGACCCAGCCAATTCCAGGCCAGTCCCTCACCGGGCTGGCCTTTTCATTTGGTGGCCCATGGCTGACATCCTTTGGAATCTGGCCGAAGTCGCAATCGTGGCTGTGGTGGCCGCTATGTGCGGGATTCTGGTCGGCATCGCAGCTTTCGCGCCGATCTAATGCTCTCCAACTGCGCCATCGTTGTTGTCAATGACTCAGCGATCATGTGGGGCTTGGTAGGGCTTGCTGGTCTGGTGGTATTCCAGATGTTCGCCCTGATGCTGTTGAGGCGATGAGCGATCCCGTCCGTCTGTACGACTACACTTACACAGAATGGCGGCTACTGGCAGATCGCAACGCCCCGAAGGATTGGACCGAAGACGACCTGGACGCATCGTGGATGCGACATATCGAGTTTCCGGTGAGAGCGGAAGCCCCGACACCCAGCGCCGTCCCATGGCAGGACAGCAACCACCCGGACCCTGGGGCGACCTGAAGGTTAGAAGAACTAATTCAAATGGTTGATTGTTCAAATGGCTAATCCGAGAGGTCAGCAGCGCGACAAGCCATTCCGTGATGCTTTGCGGATGGAACTGGCAGCGGCTGGTGAGGACAGCAAGGCTTTGCGCGAGATCGCCAAGGCGCTGATCCTTAAAGCGTCGGATGGCGACACGACCGCGATCAAAGAGATTGGCGACCGCCTCGACGGCAAGCCCGCGCAGGCTTTGGAGATGAGCGGCGGCCTGTCTATCAGTCACGAGGAAGCCCTTGGCGAGCTTGAGTGACCGGGAACGGTCGATCCGCAAGCGGCTAAAGACAGACTACCCGCATTATGCAAGCCGATGCCTGAACATTCGGGCGAAGAACGGAGAGATTAAGCCGTTTGTGCTCAATCGGGCGCAGCGGTTCATCCATGAGCGGCTAGAGGAACAATACGCCAGGACCCGCCGGGTTCGTGCGCTGATCCTCAAAGGCCGACAGCAGGGCTGTTCTACGTATGTGGGCGGCCGATACTATCACAAGACGACGCACCGTAGTGGGCTGCGGACGTTCATCCTGACGCATGAAGACGCGGCGACGGCCAATCTGTTCGAGATGGTCAACCGCTTCCACGAGCGTTGCCCGGCCCTTGTGAAGCCCTCAACGGGCGCGGCCAACGCCAAGGAACTGAACTTCGACCAACTGGACAGCGGATACAAGATCGGCACGGCGGGCACGAAGGGTGTCGGTCGGTCGTCGACGGTCCAGCTATTTCATGGCTCCGAGGTGGCCTTCTGGCCGCACGCTGACACGCACGCTGCGGGCGTCATTCAGGCCGTCCCGGACGAGCCAGATACCGAGATCATTTTGGAGAGCACGGCCAACGGTGTTGGCAACTTCTTCCACCAGAAATGGCGCGATGCTGAAAAGGGCAAGGGCGACTTCATTTCCGTCTTCGTGCCCTGGTACTGGCAAGAGGAATACCGCAAGCCGGTTGAACCTGATTTCGCGCTGGATGAGGAAGAGCGCGACTACGCGGACTTATACGGCCTCGACCTTGAGCAGATGGCATGGCGCCGCAACAAGATCGTGGAACTGAAAGACCCGGTTTTGTTCAAACAGGAATACCCGGCGACCGCTGCTGAAGCGTTCCAGATGAGCGGGCATGACAGCTACATCCCGCCTGAGTTGGTGGCCAGAGCGCGCAAGGCAGTCTGCCCGCCGTCCGGCCCCCTGATCATTGGTTACGATCCGGCCTGGATGGGAAGCGATCGGCATTCGATGGCACGTAGGCAAGGCCGTTGCGTGACCAAGGTTGAGAGTAAATCGAAGCTGGACACGGTTCAAGGTGCTGGCTGGTGCAAGCAGGTCATCGACGCTGAGAAACCCGCAAGGCTTTTCATCGACGTGGGCGGCGTTGGTGCTGGTGTCTATGACCAGCTCATGCACATGGGCGAGCCGTACTGCACCATCGTCAAGGCCGTGAACTTCGGATCGGCGCCGTTTGAGCCGCAGCCGTTGGACGATCAGGGCAAGCCAAGCGGCGGGCCCCTCAATCGCCGCGCTGAAATGTGGATGAACTCGAAAGAGTGGCTTGAAGACCCGGCCGGCGCGCAAATCCCGGATTCGGACAGTCTCCAGGCCGACGCGTGCGGGCCATCGTACAAATACGACAGCCACACTCGATTGCAGCTTGAGAAAAAAGAGGACATGCGCCGCCGCGACGTGCCGAGCCCTGACGAATGGGACGCGGTCGCGCTGACGTTTGCCGAGCCCGTTGGGCCTGAGGTGAGGTTGCAATCGATGTTGAACATTGCGCCTCGCGGTCGCGGCAGTTGGTTGGGAACGTAATGGCTGACTACGACGCGCCCAAAAAGCCCAAGCCAAAGGGTGACCACAAAGACCTATTGGCCAAGGCGCGGAAGGACTATGACCGGGCGTATGATCGCGAAAAGGACAACATCGACCTCGCCTATGAGGATCTGGAGTTCCTGGCCGGCGATCAATGGCCCGAGGAACAGGTCAAGGAGCGCGACGGTCGCCCGACGCTGACGGTCAACCGCCTGCCGCAGTTCGTCCACCAGATCACGGGCGACATTCGGCAGATGAAGCCGAGCATCAAGGTTGTTCCGGTCGATTCCGGGGCGGACGAAAAGCAGGCTGAACTTCGTGGTGGCCTGATCCGCTATATCGAGAACAGATCCGACGCCAGCGCGATCTATTTCCGCGCGGCTGATAGCCAAGTGGCGTGTGGCATCGGCCATTGGCGGGTGCTGACCGAATACGCGGATTCGTCCACGTTCAACCAGGAAATCCGCATCGGCCCTATCGAGGACGGCGTGTCGGTCCTGTGGGACCCGGACGCAGTTCTCCCGAGCAAGGAAGACGCCAAGTTCTGCTTTGTCCCCGTGGACATGAGCCGTGACGCCTTTGAGGAAGCCTACCCCGACGCGACAGCATCGGAGCTTGGCGATGCGGACTGGAAGCATAATACCGCGTGGACGGCTGACGATTACGTTCGGGTGTCGGAATACTGGGTCAAGAAGCCCACGAAGAAAATCCTGGCGCTCGGCGCGGATGGCTCGATCAGCGATATCACGGACGCCGACGAAAGCGCGATCGCGTTTCACAAGATGCGCGGCGCTCGCATCGAGGAGCGCGACAGCACCAAGATCTGCCGCTACCTGATCACGGCCTCGTCCGTCCTTGAGGGGCCTGAAGACTGGCCTGGCCGGTTTATTCCGATTGTGCCGGTCGTTGGCGAGGAAACCCGCATCGGCCGCCGGCTGGTTCGCAATGGCATTGTGCGCCATGCGAAAGACCCGCAACGGATGGTCAACTACTGGGAGTCGGCGCACACCGAAACGGTAGCGTTGCAGCCCAAAGCCCCGTTCATGGTGACGGAAACCAACGTCGCCAAGTATCAAAACATTTGGGAACAGGCCAACGCCAAGAACTTCCCATATCTGCCCTTCGAGCCGGACGCCAAAAACGGCGGGCAGGCTCCGCAGCGCGTTCAACCTCCGGTCTCTTCGCAGGGCATTAACGACGGCCTGACCCGCGCTCACGAGAACATGAAGGCCGTTATCGGCATCTATGATGCTGGTTTGGGCAACCGATCGAACGAGACCTCTGGCAAGGCCATCATGGCCCGCCAACGGGAAGGTGACGTTGGCTCGTACCTGTACGTGGACAACTTCGCCCGCGCCGTCCGGCATACCGGGAACATTATCAACGATCTGATCCCGCACATTTACGACACCGAGCGCACCATCCGCATCATGGGCGAGGATGGCAAAGTCGATGTGCTGGAGGTCAACAAGGCTCAGGGTCTCGGGCCGGATGGCGGCACGGTATATCAGCAGGACATGACCATCGGGTCATACGATGTTGTGGCGACGGTTGGTCCGAGCTTCACGACGCGTCGCGAGGAAGCCAAAGAGGGCATGATGACCATGCTTCAGGCTATCCCGGACGTTGGCCCGCTCATTCTGGACCTTGTGGCCAAGTCGCAGGACTGGCCGATGGCCGACGATATTGCAAAGCGGGTGAGGGCAAATCTTCCTCCGCACATCGTCAAGATGGAAGAGATGGAGAAGCAGGGCGCCACGCCCGAGCAGATCCAAGAGTTCATGGACAAGGAGAAGGCCAACCAGCCGCCGCCGCCTGAACTGATGAAGGCGCAGATGGACCAGCAGGCGACACAGGCCAAGCTGGAGCAGGACGGGCAGGTCCAGGCAGCCCGGTTGGAGTTGGACACCAAGAACGCCGAGACGGCAGCCGAGGTGAAGCACGCCGAGATGCAGCAGGCTGCGGCCATGGCCGAGCAGAACGCGCAGATAGAAATGGCCAAGCTAACCGAGGCGTCTCGGCTGAAGGAATTGGAATTGGCGCAGACCGCTCAGATCGAGCGGGAGCGTATGGAAATCGACGCCCGTGTGCGCATCCAGATCGCGCAGATCAACGCAGAGGCGAAGGAGCGGGACGCGGACCTCCGGGCCATGACCGCCAAGTATCAGACAGACAATCGCCCAGCGCCGAGCGCGGGCCAACCCACTTCGTAGCAGGCATTCGCAGCCGCGTTCGCCGCACGTTGAACCGGCCCCTTCGGGGGCCTTTTTGCTGAGCAAAAACACAGATGAATGAAGAACAAGCAGGGGCAGCCGCCCCGGCTAGCGAGCCGGCCGTTGTCGCGCCAGCCGTAGCCGAACAGGCAAATCCGACGAATCCGAGCGTCCCTGAAGGGGATGCCGCGCCGGAAATCGCAGAGACCGAAGGCACTGAAGAAGGTAAGCAGGAAGAATCGCCTTCCGAAAAGTCGCAACGGCTTAGCCGCAGTCAGAGGCAGCAGCGCAAGCTGGCCCGCCTTTCGACAATGCTGGCTGAACAGGCGGCTGAACTTGAAACGCTCCGGGCCAAAACAACTCAAGGCCCGCAGCCGCCCAAGGAAAGCGATTTCAACGGAGACTACTTCGAATACCAGCGCGCTTTGAACAAGTGGGACACCGAACAGGTTGTCAACTCCGCTTTGTCCAAAGTCATCCCGCAAGAGAAAAAGCCGGATGTCCGCGACCTGGAACGCGAAGAGATCATCGATGACCTGCGAGAGCGTATCGGCGCGGCTCGGGCACATTTGCCCGACTTCGACGTGGCCCTCAACAACCTGAAGCAGGCGGTAGGAGATCTGAGCGACGCGGTACTGGAAGGCATCGGCGAAAGTGAGTGGGGAATACATCCTCTATCACCTCGCCAAGCATCCAGAGCTTGCAGCGTCGATCAACCGGATGTCCGAACGTGAGGCGACGCGCGAGATCGTGCGCCTCGAAGCCAAGGTGTCTCTGCCTCAACCCAAAAGACAAACACAGGCACCCACCCCATTGTCCGCCCTGAAAGGCGGGGCTTCGCCGTCTCGTGACATTCACACCTTGGCCAAGTCCGACGACGTTTCGGACTACATCAAGATGCGGAATGAGCAGGAGCGCGCGTCGCGTCGGTGAGTGCCTAACCCAAAAGGTTTAGGCAAATGAGCAACACCACCCTGACCGCCGACATTGTCGCGGCAGAAGCCCTCCGCATCCTCGAAAACAACTGCGTCATGGGCGGCCTCGTCCATCGCGGCTACGAGGAGGAGTTCTCCAAGAAGGTCAACGGCTACACCGTTGGCGAAACCATCTCCATCCGTCGCCCGACCGACTTTACCGTCCGTGACGGTGCTGTTGCGGCCGTCCAGGACGTGGTGGAAGGCAAGACCACGTTCACCGTGGATAAGCAGAAGGGCGTGGATTTCAAGTTCACGTCTCAGGACCTCACGCTCCAGATCGACAAGCTGTCGGACCGGGTGATCAAGCCGGCGATGATCCAGCTTGCCAACCAGATCGATCGCGACCTGATGGGCCTCTACAAGTACGTGAACAACCACGTCACTGTCCCGTCTGGCGGCATCGACTCGTTCGCGGACTTCGCTCTGGCGCCGACCCGCATGGATACCTGCTCGGTTCCGCAGGACAACCGTGCGGCGGTTCTCTCGCCGGCCAACACCTGGGCAATGCTCGGTTCGCAGACCGCGCTGTATATCCAGGACGCTGCCAAGGGCGCCTATCGTGAGGGCTCGCTCGGCCGTATCGGCGGCATCGACACGTACATGTCGCAGAATGTCCCGTCGCACACCACGGGCTCGCGCACCGGCACCGACGCCATCGCGGCGTCGTTTACGGGCGACACCTGGGCTTCGACCAAGGACACCAACACCAGCACCATCAACATCGGCTCGATGTCTGGCGCCACGGTGACGCTGAAGGCGGGTGACACCCTCACCATCGCCGACGTGTACGATGTCAACCCGGTGTCGAAGGAAGCTCTGCCGCACCTCAAGATGTTCACCGTCGTGAACAACGAGACGGCCTCGGGCAGCGCGATTGCGTCGTGCGAAATCACGCCGGCCATCATCCCGTCTGGCGCGCAGGCGACTGTGGCGTTTGCGTCTGGCGTGACCGACATCAACACCAAGACCGTCACGTATCAGGGCGCGGCCTCCACGTCCTACGTGCAGAACCTGTTCTTCCACAAGAACGCGTTCGGCCTGGTCATGGTGCCGATGGTTGCCCCTCCGGGCGCCGTCGATGTGTCGCGCAAGTCCCACGGCGGCTACAGCGTTCGCGTCATCCCGTACTACGACGGCACGAACGACGTATCCAACTGGCGTCTCGACGTTCTGTACGGCGTCAAGGCTATCGACCCGCGCCTTGCGGTTCGCGCTTCGCTCGCGGCCGATGTGGCCTAACAAGGAGATTGAACTATGGGCGTGAAAGAACTCTCCGACAAAGGCCCGGACGGCTCGCGTCTTGGTCAGTCGGCTTCCGATCTGGTCGGTTTCCACGGCGCGTCGCCGTCCGATCAGTACGCGGTCGTCACCAACACCTCCGGCACGTTGGGTAACACCAATGCGGCGGTGACGGCGATCATCTCGCTGCTTCAGGAAAAGGGCCTCATGGCCTCTTCGTGAAGCTGAATATCAAACAGATGTGTGTCGTGTCGTCAGAAGTGATGGCGCGACACACATCACTCTCGCCAGACCTCCCGTATCCGTCCGGTACTGGCCATCTGGCCGTTATCGGCGGCGGGCCTTCGATCCTCGACCACGTCGAGGAGCTGAAGGAATGGGATGGCGATATCTGGGCGATCAATGGCGCGTGTGCGTGGTGTTTGGAAAACGGCATCGACGCCACGTTGATGTCGGTCGATCCGGCTCCCGTACTAGCCGGCCTGATTGGCGATGCGCAACGGGCCGTATTGGCTGAGCATTGCGATCCTGTCGTGTTCGAAGCGCTGGCCGGGAAGACCGTGCTCAAGATCACGGGAGAAATCCCCGGACCTACAAGCGCTGTTGCAGCCGGGGCGATAGCTATTCGTGCCGGCTATGACCGCGTGACGTATTTCGGGTGCGAAAGCTCGTTCACGGACAAGACCCACGCCTACGAGGAGCAGTTGCCAGAGGATCTGGTCCGCATTTCGTGCGGGCCGGGCTCCTATCTGACCAAGCTGGAATTGATCCTCCAAGCCGAGGAACTGTCGAAGATCATCCGAACGGTGCCGGAGCGGTTTTCGGAGCGTTCGGGCGGGTTTCTCGGGGCGTTAGTCGAGCATGGCGACTACGACGTGACGCACATTTCGCGCGCTCTGAATAAAGAAATGGGCCGAGAATGACCACCTACAGCCAGACCGATCTAGCAACCCGGATGCTGAAGGACTTGACCATCGTTGCGGCCGATGAGGTGCCGTCTGCGACCGATTTGGAATGGGCGAACGAGACCGTATCGAGCGAAGTTGCGATGCTCGGCAGTATCGGCTTGCCGATCTGGAACGGCAACGAAATGGCGGTGCCTCAAGAGTACCTGACGATCTTGTCTCGTCGTTGCGGGTTGGCGGTCGCCCCCTCGTTCGGCCTGATGACGTTTACGGCGGCTCAGGAAGCGATGCGAGAGGCCGAGCGATACATGACGGTGATGGCGGCTCCACGGCTCGCTAGCCCGCTTGCGTTGCGCACCGATGAGGCGACGGGCAGCCGTAGCCGCTATAACCATCTGACTGGCGTTTAATGGTTTCCATCCCGACCCCCTTTGGCACGCAGGCCGGCAAATACCCGTTCCTCGGGTCGATGTCGCTTGTGAACTGCTATGCGGAAATCCAAGGGGAAGGCAGCAAAGCTAAGATCGTCGTTGTGCCGTCCGAAGGCATGGTGGCGCACTCAGAAGTAACCGATACGCCATGTCGTGGCTCGATTTACCTTGAAGACCTTGACTACGCGTATTCTGTGCATTCCTCGTCGGTTTACAAGGTCGATTCCGCAGGCACTGCAACGCGCATAGGGACCATCCCCGGGACCGATACTGTCAAGCTGACGCGGAATAAGTCCGACCCGCCGCAAATCACGGTTCATTGCAACGCCGCAACATTCTACATCGCGGACGATGTGGTGCGTAGGCTCGATAGCGAGAACTTCCCGGACAACATCGTTTCAGTTGAGACCTTGGGCGAGTTCACGCTGTTTCTCGGTGAGGATGGCCGTGTCACATACTCCAACCAGGGCGACACGTCGTTAATCGACGCGCTGGACTTCTTCACTGCTGAGCAATCCCCGGATCGTGGTGTTGAGCTGAAGGTGGATCGCGGCGAACTGTTTGTGTTCGGCGAGTTCACGACTGAGGTTTGGTCCTTCACGGCAACGAGCGAGGACGCGCCGTTCTCGTTCCGCACGCTTATTCAGCGTGGATGCGTAGCCGAGCATAGCGCCCACACCTGCGACGGCACGTTGATGTGGGCGGGTCAGTCGAAAGAGGGCGAAAAGGGCGTCTATCGCCTTGAGGGCTACACCCCGAAGAAGATCAGCACGAATGAGGTTGATCGGCTCATTGAGGGCGAGGAAGACCCGACCGTCATTCGGGCGTTCACGTTCGGCCGGGCCGGTCATGCGTTCTACGTGCTCAAGGGCAGCGATTGGACGCGGGTTTACGACGCTTCAACTGGGCAATGGCACACCCGCCGGAGCTACACGCTCGATGTCTGGCGGGCGCAGCACTCATTCTCGGCCTGGAACAAGATCATTGTTGGCGATCAGGAGACAGGAACGCTGTTTTCCCTCGCTGATAACACGTTTACGGAAAACGGCGGGACCATGGTTATGGAGGTCACGTCTCCGTTCCTCCATGCGTTCCCGAATGGCGGCGTTGTCGATCGCGCATCGTTTGATTTCCTTGTGGGGCAGGGCGTCACGTCACCTGCGGCTCAAGGCTACGATCCGTTGCTGATGGTGAGTAAGTCCGTCGATGGCGGCAATACGTGGTCGTTCCCAAGGCACCTCAATCTCGGGAAGCGTGGCGCGTTTAAGACGCGGGTTAATTCCTGGCGCTGGGGCCGGTTTGGTCCGAAGGGCGTCGCGTTCCGGGTGTCGTGCTCCGATCCTGTCGGCAGAGCCTTGGCGCTGGTTGACGCAAAAGTTCGCGGGCTGAACGCATGACGACGTTCCCGTATCGGATCGCAAAGGACCTGGACCCGGAGCTAGTCAAATACCTGGACCAGATAGGCAAGCCTATCAGCACCGTGGCTGCGCTTGGCGCGTCTCCGACAAACGAAGAAATCGCAACGGCCTTTAACGCGCTTCGCACGGCTCTGATAGCCGGCGGAAAGATGGTGAGCTAATGGGCTTCTTTCAAGACCTTTCAGGCAAGACCGGCGCCGAAGCTGCAAAGCAGGCGGCGGCCGACACCTATTCGAAGCAGCAGCGCGCTATCGGCGAACTGAACCTGTACGGCGATCAGTACGCCGATAAATTCGCCGAGATGTCGAAGGCATACGATCCGTATGTGTCGGCCGGCGGTTCGGCTCTGGAGCGGCTGATGGCCGGGCTCGGGCTGGGTGGAGACACGGCGAGCTTCACGCAGGCTTATCGTAGTCTCCCCGGCTATCAGGCGGGGCTGGACAGCGGATCTAAGGCGATCACTGGCAACGCCGCATCTCGCGGTATGTTGAACTCCGGCGCCGCATTGAAAGCGCTCCAGCGCTACGGCTCGGACTATGAGGACAAGCGCTCCGGCGATTATCTCAACCGATTGATGGGCCTCGCTGGCACTGGCCAGTCCGCCACGGGTCAGCAGATCGCGACGCAAGGCCAGGGCTTGCAGGGTCAGTTAGGAACCCGCACCTCTGCGTTCCAGGGCGCGATGAACTCGGCCGGCACGATTGGCCAGGGCAACATTGCTGCGGCTAACGCACGGGCCGCAGGTTCGCAGAACATCCTAAATACCGGCATGAAGATCGGCGGCATGGTGCTCAGTGCGGCGACGGGCATGCCTGTCGGAATGGGTAGCAGCGGCGGCAGTGCGCCTAATGCCGTCCTGCCTAGCTCAGCGTTCATGAATAACGATTGGGGCTATTGATGGCGAACCAATTCGAGGTCCGCGTACCGAATGTCCTCGAAGCCTTCATGGCGGGCGAGCAGGGCTACGACAAGGTTCGGGGAATCATGAAAGAGCGCGCGACGGGGCTTGCCCGTCAGGAGGCCATGCAGGAGTTGCAGGGTGGCAACCCGCAGAACGCTATCGCTCGCCTGATGGGAATCGGCGATATCCAGGGCGCCTCGACCATTGCCAACATGGGCAACAATCAGCGTGACTTTGCATTCCGTCAGCAGGAAGCGCAGCGGGCGCAGCAAAATGCGGATCGCGGATTTGGGCTCCAAGAGCGACAGATCAGTACCACGGCTGGCAATACGGCCGCTGCGCAGGCATTGCAGCGTGCGCAATTCCAGTGGCAGCAGGAACAGGGCAACCGGCCCGAAATCCGCGAAGGCAAGGACGTAAATGGTGATCCGTCGTTCTTCCTAATCGACCGCAAGAATAATGCCGCCGTTCCAGTTGCGACCCCGGGTGCGAGTTCTCAGCCCAACAATCCATTTATGACCGGCGGCAAAATGAACGAGGGGCAGTCGAATGCCGCTCTCTATGCGAGCCGAGCGATGGAGGCAGAGAAGGTCCTTAGTGACCCCGCTGTGTCTGCGGCTGGCGGTACTGCCACGGAACGCGCGCGGGCGAATGTGCCATTTATCGGGAACTTTACTGCCAGCAAAGACTTCCAAAAGTTCAACCAGGCTCGGCGCGACTTTACCGCAGCCATTTTGCGGAAGGAATCGGGCGCCGCGATCGGTAAGGAAGAGTACGACAACGCCGATAAACAGTACTTCCCGCAGCCCGGCGACTCTGCCGAGGTGATCGAACAAAAGAGGCGAAATCGCATTAGCGCAATTCGCGGTATCGGTGCGGCGGCTGGTCCAGGGTACAAGCCGTCAATGACGATCGATGCGCAGGGCAATGTAGTGGAACGGGCCGCGCCTGGCTCAAAGAACCTCACTGGACCGGATAAGACCATTACCGGAATCGAGGTAACTGACTTACCGCCACTTCCGCCCGGCTTCAAAGTGATTAAATAGCATGCCAATCGCCACGAATGAAAAGGGAGAAACGCTCTATCTCGGCGATGATGGCGCGTGGAAGCCGGCTCAGATTGCAGAGAACCCGGAGACGAAAGAGCGTCTGGCTTTTGATGGTAAGTCATGGTCTCCGCTTCCTGCACAGAAACCTAGCAAGGGCGTGTTGGGTTACGTCGACGACGCTGTTCGATCTGTCGCAAATGGCTTGACTTTCGGCTACATGGACGAACTCGCGGCAAAAGCTGACGAGATCACCGGCCGCGCCGGAACCTACGAACAGAACCTTGCCAAGGAGCGGGCGCGGGATAAGGCAATCCCGGCGGCTATCGCTATCCCTGGCGAGATTGCCGGCGCGGTCGGCAGCACCATACTGGCTGCACCGGCAGTAGGCGTTGGCGCTGCTGCGGCGGGTCTATCGAAGCTACCGACTGTGGCGAAGTTCGCCGGACTTGGCGCAGCCGAAGGGGCTCTGGCGGGCTCTGGCAACGCCACTGAGGGCGAACGTATGCAGGGCGCGGCAACTGGCGCGATGATTGGGGCCCCCCTAGGGGCCGCCGTGCCATACGCCACGCGAGCAATAGCGAAAGGCGCGAATGCTGTCCGCAACGCCGTAAGCCCTGAGGCTAACGTCAGCGCGGACCTCGCGCGGGCCATCGCTCGCGACGCAGACGACCCGGCCTCGCTTATGGCGCGGGCAAACAATGCGAGCATCGAACGGCCGGGCATCGCCACATTGGCGGATGCGGGCGGGGAGAACGTCCGGGGCCTTGTAGAGCGGGTTGCGCAAACCCCAGGCGCCGGGCGCACTCAAGTCGTCCCGGCTCTTACGCAACGCCAGCAAGGTCAGGCGATGCGCCTATCTGGCGATCTAAAGAACCTGACCGGCACATCTCGGTCAGCGGTCGAGGCCGTAAGTGAAACGATTGCTGCTCGCGCGCAGGCCGCTAAGCCTCTGTATGATGAGGCGTTCGCCGTTGACATTGCTAGCAACCCGCAAGTGACCGAAGCGTTTTTGAATGAAATCTCGACTGGTTGGGGTAAGTCAATCCTCAACAGCGGCACATTAAAGAAGACGCTCCAAACCGAGTACGGGATCACAGAGACGCCGGGCCCGCAGCATCTCATGGCTGTAATTGATGCTTGGAAGAAAGCCGCCGACGACATCATGCGAGCCGAGCCGGGGTCTAACAAGTCCCGCGTGCTTCAGCAGATGCTCGGGCGCGTCCTTCCGGCAGTGGATGCAGCTAATCCGGCATACGCTCAGGCCCGCGCCGCTTGGTCAGGCCCGAGCCGGTATCTCGATGCAATTGACAGTGGGCGCAATATCCTAAGCCCGAAGGAGTCGGCGGAGGCGTTTGCCGCGCGCTTCAAGTCTCTGTCACCTGCCGAACAGGAAGCGGAGCGTATCGGGGCGGTGTCGGCCATTATTGGCCGTATGGGCAATGATTCAGCCAAGCTTGGCGATATGACAAAATATCTTCGATCGCCGGAAGTGCGTGGTAAGATTGCCGCGTTGATGCCGACGGATGAGGCCGCGCAGTCGTGGGCGCGCAAGCTAGACTTTGAGGTCGGGTCGTCTGAAATGACCGGGCGCGCACTGGGTAATTCCGCAACGTATCGGCGCATGGCTGAACGCCAAGACGCCGAAAACCTCGCTGGCGATCTCGTGATAGATGCCTTAACGGGATCACCGCAAAGCATCGTTAAGCAATTGTTTCAGGCCGGCCCGAAATGGCTCCGCGACACGATGCGGTCTCGCGCCGACGCTTTGCTTGCAGACGTGCTCACAAACCCCGGCCAGATCGATAAGCTGCCCAAAAGGCTCCAGGCGGTTGTCGAGCCGGCCCGTCAGGTCAGTGACCAGACAAATGCTGCGGTGACGGCCGGCGGGGCGGAGCTTCTGGCTGGTCGATAAAGTGTGCCTTGGCTTCTTCTGCGTAGTCTTGGCGCCAGCACCGGTAATTAATGTAGCAGAACGAGAACCCGATAATCAGCCCCGCGCAAAATTCTGGTCCAGCCCACTTTAAGAAATAGCCCCAGGTCGCCAATACGGCGATCACCAGAATATTGCAGAGCCAAATTGCCCAACGCGGCATAGCGCTAACCTCACCTTTCAAGGCCGTCCTCCGGGGCGGCCTTTTTGATTCAAGGACCGCATAATGAGTGTAGCAGTCTGGACCAGCTTTCAGCAACTGGCGGACGCAAACGGCTCGCCGTACTCCGGCGCGCTTGTGAACGTCTATGCGGCTGGGACGACTACCCCGCTAAGTCTTTACACGGACTCAAGTTTATCAACCGGAGCCGATAACCCCATCGTCTGCCTGTCCGATGGCACGCACCCGATGCGGTACATGGCGACGGCTTCCTACAAAACCGCCGTCACGACCTCGGCCGGGGCCCCCCTGACCAGTTGGTCAAAGGACAATATCGACCCTGGCGTGGCCGTGGGATCGGGTGCGCTGCCTGTATTGAACGGCGGCACGGGCTCGACCACGGCGGGCGGGGCAAGGACGAACTTGGGCGCGGCTGCGGAATCGACGGTTACGGCCATTGCTTCTGACGTGACGACCCTTCAGGGGTATCACGCTGGCACCTCGGCCACACCCATTGCGACCGGCACCACGGCGCAGCGGCCCGGTTCGCCATCCAATTACAACCTCCGTGGCAATAGCAGCCTCACGTCTCCTGAAATGTATCTGGAGGGCACGTGGCACAAGATCAGCCTTGCACCGGCCATTGCTGGAGGGTTCAAAAACCTTCGGGTCATCAACAACTCCGGCACGCCTAATTCCCAGATCGACGTTGATGCGGATGCGGTGACGGTCGAGACCACGGACGGCGTTGCGTTCAGACTAAACAGCGTCAACTTGACCATCAATTGCGCTACCACGGGCGCGAACGGTCTCGACGCTGGCGCTCTGGCAAATTCCACTTGGTATTCGGTCTGGGTGATTTTCAATCCGTCAACTGGCACGACTGCCGGCCTTGCTTCTGTTTCCGCTTCGGCCCCCACGATGCCGAGCGGATACACGGCCAAGGCGCGATTTGGATGGCTGCCGACGAACAGCAGCGCAAATTTTCTCCGTGTCAGTCAAAAGGGTAACCGCGCTCAATACGTAGTTGGCTCAGGGACCACAACGACTTCCTTGCCGGCCATCGCATCCGGCACGCTGGGCACCTATAGCGCTAGCTCGCCGACGTGGGCGGCGCAAAGTATATCCACGACCATCCCGAGCACGGCTAGCCGGTGTATTCTCGTCGTCTCGACGAATAGATTGGGCGGCACTCCTTCTATCACCTATGTCGCCCCGAACGGCTCTTACGCAGGCGTACAAGGCGCAAACCCGCCGCCCATTGCAACCGCCGGCTCTATTGCAACGATTGCCGAGTTCCAGTTGGAGAGCACGAATATTTATGTGGCCTCAGGCGCGACCGATGCGCTGATTCAAGCATTTGGCTGGGAGGACGTGATTTGAGTGCCCTAGCTCGCAGCTTTGGTGAGTCCGGCGCGGAGAGCGTTATTTCCGGCACGGTCTCAATGTTCGCAAAGTGGTCGGAGGATATCTATTTCCGCGATCCTGACGGCGCGGCAATGGATCTTACTGGATTGGCGTTTTATTTCCAGTTCCGATGCAATGCAGAGGCAACGTCAGCAGACGTAACGCTTTCCACGGCGGCCGGTACGCTCTCGATTGTAGCCGATACCGGAGCGGTGAACAGCATCCTCCGCATCTCGGCCGACAGCGGAACGTTCAGTTCCTACGAGGGCGACATGATTGCCGATCTCGTCGCGGTCGATGGATCGGGCGATGAGGTCCACTACGCGCACGGCGTGGTGTCGTGTTCCGCAATAACCCCGTAGCGATTTAAGGGCAACAACATGGCGAAGCTGACGCATGAAAAATTGCTGGAGGTTTTGCACTACGACCCCGTGTCCGGCGTCCTCACATGGAAGGGTAATCGCGGCACCAACCAGACCAAGGGCCGCGTTGCCGGATGGATAAGGAAGGACGGGTACAGGTACCTTACAGTTTCGAAAGAGCGGTTTCTCGCACATCGACTCATCTGGTTTTACATGACCGGTGAGTGGCCGGAAAATCAGGTTGATCACAAGGATCGCTGTAGGTCGAACAACAAATGGGAAAACCTGCGCGAGGCCACGTACTCGCAGAACGGGGCAAACTCGGCCGTTAGGAAAGACAGCATCTCTGGAATCAAGGGGGTTGCCTTCCATCCGCAGTCAGGCCGCTGGAAGGCCCGGATCACTTCTGGGAGCAAGCCGCATTATCTCGGCATCTTTAAGACGCCAGACTTAGCGCACCAAGCCTACATCTCGGCGGCTAGGAAGTACCACGGCGAGTTTTCGAGCGAAGGTTAGGAAACATAATGGCTCTAAGGTTTTCACCCGCTCGCGGGGCTTCTGTTCTTTTGAGTTCGTCGTCTCGCGGTCCGCAGGGTGCGACGGGGACGGCGGCAACTATTGCTATCGGCACGGTCACTGAGCTTGCTCCAGGAGCAACCCCGACCGTTGCGAACGGCGGCACATCCGCAGCGGCTTCCCTGAATTTCGGACTGCCAGGCACCCCGACAATCGAGGTCGGGACCGTCACCACGGTATTGCCGGGCGCCCCTGCCACGGTCACGAACTCCGGCACGGCAGAAGCCATCGTTCTTGATTTCGACATCCCGGCCGGCGAGGACGGAGAGATGGCCGGGCCGGGTGTTTCGGTCGATGGCGAAATTGCGCTGTTCGATGGGATCGGCGGCGCGACCCTTAAGCGGGCGACGACTACCGGCCTGCTGAAAGCATCGTCTGGCGTTCTGGCGCAGGCTGTCGCCGGGACGGACTACTATAACCCAGGCGGCACGGATGTTGCTGTAGTGGATGGCGGCACGGGTGCGTCGGACGCTTCTGGCGCCAGGACCAATCTCGGCCTCGTGATTGGAACGAACGTACAGGCTCAAGACGCCACCCTGCAATCTATCGCGGCGCTCGGCACTGCTGCGGATCGGATGCTCTACACGACGGGTGTCGATACCTGGGCCGAGTTGGCCGTTACCTCGGTCGGCCGCAATCTGCTGGACGACACGACCACGGCGGCGCAGCTCGCTACACTCACGGCAAGGGGGCAGGGCAGGGAAACGATATTCATCCCGGCGGCAGCGATGATCTCGCGCACCACTAACGGCGCGGCTGCTGGCACTGCCGAGATGACCACGAATAAGAACATGTTCAAGACGCTGGATTTCGACACGTCCACGCAGGAGTTTGCGCAATTCGAGGTCTGGTTTCCGAAAAGCTGGAACCTGGGCACGGTTACGTTTCAGCCTCAGTGGTCGCACGCATCCACGACGACGAATTTCGGTGTGGTGTGGGGTTTAGCTGGCGTCGCTAGATCCGATGATGATGCCGGAGACGTGGCATTCGGAACGGCACAAACCTCGACAGATACCGGCGGGACCACGAACGACATCTATCTCGGTCCGGAATCTTCCGCCATCACGATTGCCGGCACGCCTGCTGCGGGTGACACGGTTCAATTCCAAATCAATAGAACTGTCGCGGATGGTTCCGACACCTTGGGGATTGATGCGCGTCTCCATGGCATCCGCTTGTTCTTCACCACGAACGCCGCCACGGACACCTAAAATGCCAAGATATGCTCAGATTAGGTCTGGCGTAATCTTTGAGTTCAAGGTTCTGCCGAATCAGCCGCCCAATCTTGCGCATAAGGGCATCACTTGGTTGCCGTGCCCTGAAGTGGCCAAACCGTCGATCGATCCAAAAACCCACAAAATTACAGGCCCTACATACACCATCAACGCTAGCGATGTGACAGAAGAATGGGCTTCTGTTGCACTGACGACGGAAGAATTGAGCGGGGCCAAAGCGGCAGCAATCGCTGCGATAAACGGGCCGTATCGTCCGATTATGAAGGCGTTTTTGGATCACGAAAACCGGATAAGGGCAAAAGCCACCCCACCTCAAGATGCGTTGACGATGGAGGAATACGAAATTGAGTTTAGGGATTTGCTCTGATGTTCATGTCTAATCACTTGATCGGGTTTGGCGCAAATTCGGGCGCCTCTCTGGTCGAATCCCTTTATGATCGAACGACCGGGACGAACATCGGGGATATGACGGGAAACGGCGGCCTTGCCGCTGCATGGGACGGCACTACGAGCCAGGGCTTTACGACATCCGCCCGTGCAGCCGCAGCATCTGGGTACGTTGGGAAGCAACTTTCGGCTGCCAGTATTATCAGCCGTGTGATTGTTTACCCGCCAACTGACCTTCCCTCAGGCGGGCCAGGGTATTCGAATGCTGGCTCTGGTGACGGTACCTTATCGCTTTACGGCAAGAATAGCGCGCCGGGCTCGGGGACAGACGGAACTTTGCTGGCGACAGCGGCGATAGCAAATCCTCAGAGCCATGCCGGACCCGATACCCTAACATCGACCGACAACGTCAACACCTGGGCCTATGTGTGGGTCTATTTTAACCGGACGAGCAACGACAATACCTATATCGCGGAAGTCCAGCTTTACATCTATTCGTGACGGTTCAGCGCCTCTGCTACACTTCTCCAGGCGTGGTCGGCCACCATTTTTGAACCTGCAACGGTGAAATGGTTGTCGTCGTAATAGACCGGAATGCCGCCTGTGACAGATGGGCACTTCGGATCACAGAGCGTCTCGGAAAGCGACAGCACCGACACGATGTCAGGATACTGCGCCTTGATGCCCATCAAGACGCTTTCGATCTTTTCGATCTGCGCGGGAGGGTCTTGCGGCACGGCGCATGAAGCGACGGGCGGATCGCTTAAAGGGCCGACTCGCAGAAATTTGTTCGTGTTGCATACAGCTTCAACCTGAGGTCCAACCAGCAAATATCGGCGCTCTCGCCCGAACCGTTCAATCGTCCTAACGAGTGCGCTGCGCCAAATGTCTAGTTTGTCGCCAGACAAGGGGCGACCGCTCTGATCGGCAAACTCGTATGTGCCGACCCATCGCTGAGAAATAATGATCGGTATCGACGGGTTCTGGTCAGCGGCCAATTCAAACCGGGATGCCGCTGCGTCACAGTACCCGACTCTCTTGCCATCGGCCGTGTTTTGCAGATCAGGGAAAAGGATACACCCGCCGCCCGCGTAGGTTTCACCACGAATGCCTAAGCGTCTGGCGATACTATCCATCATCGGCACGAGATGGAGCGCATGGGAATTGCCGATCAGAAAGGCGCCGAGCGGCTTCGAGGGGTCGCCGAATGGGCAATAGCCGGTCTTGCTGACGTCGCAGAGCGCAGCGTTTGAAAGTAGATAGTTCCGTCTACTCTTTTCGTCCGACAGCCGGCCCGGCCAGCCGGCCTGAAATATCGCTACGAACGAGACAGCCACAACGACGGCTGTTATTGCTGCGGAGGTCGCGAACACAGCAACCCGGCGTCCGGGTTTTCGGCGTCGAAACGGCGTCTCGATGTATCGGTACATAAGGGCGGCTAGGCCGAAGGAGCCCGCAACCACAATGGCCCGCGCGCTATATGGAATGACGGGCGCGAAAAAGTATTTCGTAAAGACGATCAGCGGCCAGTGAACGAGGTACAACGAATAGGAGACGCGGCCGAACCAACCGGAAACAGGGTTTGTGAGGACCGCGCCGGCGATTGGCGAACCGTGGCTGCAAAGGATCAACCCGGTGCCGAGGCAAACAGGCACAGCATTGACACCTGGAAACGGTGAGGATGCCGACAACAGCATTGCAGCCCCGCCGATCAGGGCCAAGCCCGTGATCGTGGTCGCCTCCCGATATCGCAACTTCGGAACGAAGATACACAGAGCGCCAGCCGCAAGTTCAAAGAAACGGAATGGCGTGAGGTAAAATGCGCCAGCCTGGTCGAAAGAAAGCCAATATTGGCTTGCGACGACCGACGCAATGCAGAGCAGGACGATCAGGGGCAGCAGCGCCTTCCGCCAAATGTGGAAGGTCGCGAACAGCAGCAGCGGCCAGACGAAATAGAACTGCTCCTCGACGCCAAGCGACCATGTGTGCAGCAGCGCCAGATACTCAGTTTCCGGCACGAAATAGCCCCGGCTGTCGCGCCAAAACATGATGTTGGATGAAGCGAGGAGAGAGGTTACGGCGGCGCGGGCCGTCTCCCGCAAATCCTCTGGGGACAAAATGAAC